AAACACAAGCATATACATCATTTCCGATAGCTGTCATTCCATGCCAACCTTTATTCCCTGTAACCAAATCAACGAAAGCTCCACTTTCACCTTCTCTAACCTTGATGCTCTCAATAGCAACAGTTTTACCTGTGCTGGGTGCTTTAATTATCGGCATAGTTGATTCTATTGCTGTTAATGGGCCATTAACATTTATCTCACTAAACGTACCTGTAGTACCTGATATACCACCACTAGAAGTAACTGCTCCTGCGTTCCATACGCCTGTTGTGATAGTTCCTACGCTTGTCAGCGAAGATGTTACTACGCTACTAGCTAGTTCTGTACCACTAAGAGTATTTGCATCTGCTGTAACTGTGATAGGAGCTGAACCATCAAAGTCTACTCCGTTAATTGCTCTAGGTGTTTCTAAAGCTGTAGCACTTCCAGCATTTCCTGTTACTGTAGTCTGAACAATATTAGGAGCAGTATTACTAAATACTGTTCCTGTTAGTAGCAAATCATCACCAGCAGTATAAGTCGTGTCTACATAGCTTGTTATATACCCAGCACCGTTAGTTATTGCGTTATTGTTTAAAGATATATTAGCTGTTCCATCAAAACTAACACCTGCTATTGCTCTAGGTGTTAATAATGTTACTGCTGTTGTTGCTGCTCCAGAAGTACAAACTGTATTATCACCTGTATTAGTTCCTGATAAATTGCCAAGATTAGTTATATCTGTTGCTGTTACAAACTTATTAGCCCCTTCGGTTATATCGTCTGTATCATCAGTAGCTATATCAAAGTAATTAGTAGTATCTAATCCAACTTCTCCAGAAGTTACTTTTAATAATCCTGTACCAGTAACAGTTCCATTAGTAAATGTTTGAGCAGGGTCTTGGTCAAGTAAAAGAGATACACCTCCAGCAGTAGTATAATAAGCCAATGATGTCCAAACAGTAGTGCCATCCCCTATTTTTATTTTAAGTGTATCTGTTTCAATTCCCATCTCACCTTGTGCTAATGTTGGGTTTGCCGAAGTCCAATTCGCTTCCGTATCTCTTCTTATTTGTATTCTTGAAGCCATTATGCCCCACCTCCATCTGATATTTGTGATATTAAATACACTGAATTAGCAAATCCACCATCTAAATCGACATTAGAATCAACGTAATATTTATTAGCTATATGTAAATCGCTAGTAGGTGCTATTACAGAAGCACTGCCATTGATTATGCTTTGTGGTGTTGTCTGGTCTAGATGTAGATATGCAGTGAGGTATTTTTCTATAATGTCCCTTAGCTCATCTTCGTTCGGAACCCACCCGACCATCTAGTTTCTCCATTTCTTGCTTATGCTAACTGTTAATTCTCCAGGAGAAGATCCTAAGCTGTCCACCTTGGTCTTTAATTGTATGTATGGAAGCGTTCCTATGTCGAACTCGTAATAAACCTTAGAATAGCCAGTGTCGGTTAGCTGTCTTGTCCTTACTCCGTATAATTCGTACTCTCCGGAATCTAACGAAGACAGGCCGACAACTTTTATATTTAGAGTAAGACTGTCATTTGACGTATAGTCAACATAAATTCCGGCCCTTGTATATCCTTCCATGTTGATAGGATCTCCAATATTTGCATAGTTTGAGCTAACATTAGAAGACGCTACAAGTTCTCCGGCAACAGTAAACTGCTCCCACATATTTTCTATGCTAGGAATACGCCTAGTGAGAATGTTTCCGGTAATATAAATGTCGCTTGCGCTATAATTAGGAATAGTTATATAAGCTCTGCTTCCGGGAAAATCTGTAATAGTTTTTCCGTTGATCATTTCGATATTTGATATTCCGTAAGATCTTCCATCTCTCCACTCAACATTCAGAGAGGCTATGTTCGGTATGTTATATTCTATTGAAGCGTAGCCTCCGATACCGCCTACAACTAAATCTATTGAAGTATTGGCAGATATTACTTGTCCAAAAAAAGAAACTTCTACAAATTCTTCTCCAGCATAAAAATCTGCACTAGGAAGAAACTCTTTTACATAAGCTCCGAATAGGAAACTAAATAAAAATAAAAGTATCGCCTTTTTAAACACGATTACTTTATCCGTATAATATAGTTATTGCGCCAACAGTAGTTCCGTTAGAAGTGCTTAGTATTTTCTGAACTCCGCTAATATCCATCTGGCCAGCAACAACAGTAAGTGTTTTTGCATCTCCTACGCTATTGGTAAACTTCATTGTTCCTCCAGTGCTAAAATAAAGTCCTCTACAGATAAGCATCCTGCTACCATAATATATTGGTTCTACAGTATAATCACTTGTAAGTACAACATTAACAACATCAACTACTTCCTTATTTCCATTAGTCATAATAAACTCCTTAGATTATTTCATTACTTTCATTATCGCAAATTTTTAGTGAATACCCAAGACTATGCTAGAATTTGAAGCTTAATCCAAACGTTAGCGTATTGTCCTGGCCTCTGTTGCTATATACGTTATGGGCCGTAAGTTGTGCTTTTATGTTTTTGTTTATATTAAAGTAAATTTCTGACTTAGACGTAAAGTCTCGCTCAATAAGAGTTGCCGTATATTTAAACCCAAACTCTTTGAAATCCTTCCATGCCTTATACCTCCATGACAACATTATGTCACTTTTCCCTGTTTCTGATACTAGAGCCAGGCTTATCTTATGAGTGAAGAATAAATCATCAAGCATATAGTAAGATCCGATACCTGTTCTTAAATAATCAGAATTCATTCTATTGTGATAAAAGTAGTTAGTGAAAACAAAAGGAACTATCTTGGCCTTTAAATTCCAATCAACTCCAGCATAGATGTCCAATCTAGTCGTGCTAGATGACTCGTAATACTCTCCGGAGACATAACTCTTATGGTAATCATCAGAAGCATCGAAAGAAGCTCCGTATAGCTTATAAAAAGTGCTGTTGTCGTTATAGTGAGAAAGGTCGAAAGAAACAGCCGGGAAAGAAAGCCCGGCTGTTATTAAAAATCCTAATAGAAGAGAGAGTAGCTTATGCTTCATACTTTTTAGAAGCGATAATCTGATCGACTATTTTATCTTTTAAAGTTTCAGTAAGCTCGATCTCATACTTAACAGCTAGCTCCTTAAGCTCTGCAACTGTCATATCATCAAGTAACTTTTCAAGAGGAGAGTCTGGAAGCTCAATGTCCATCTCTATAACCTTCTGAATAATATTAAGCTCAGCATCTCTTCTTGCAACTAGCGCATCAGATTTAGCATTAAGCTTTTCATCATTATCAGCTTTAAGCTTATTGATAACTTTTAAATACTCAGTTCCAACATCTTTAATGTCTTCTTCTCTAGTAGCTTTTAATTCAGAAACCTTTTCTGCGATACCTGCTTCTTCTCTAGCTAACTTACTTTTATAAGTTTCTAGTCTAGCTTGAGCAGATGCTATTTCTTTTTCAACAGTTAGTCTGTCAGTCATAGGCATCTCAGGACTTGTTTTCAACACGGATTCTTGTTTAAATATAAACATCTCGTCCTTAGAAACAGCACCCTTATTCTTAAGCATAGCAGTAACAAGCATCTGTCTAAGTGACTCTACATCTGATCCCATTTTTACACGCAAATCTGATTGTTTGTTCTGCATTTCTTTTATCATGGCTTCTTCTTTAGAATTCTGTAATTCTTGAAGAGCCAAAAGGATATCATCATTTCTAGTATCAATCATTATAAACTTTGCTTTTTCTAAAGAAAAATAAGGTTCAAATTTATAATTCAAAATTAACGTTGCATATAAGCTAACAAGTTTTTCTTTAAACTTTGCGCTATATGGATCAAGCGCTCCCTTTGCTTTTAATTCCTCAAAACAATCAACAACTATTTTTCCAGGAGAAACAGTTATATTAACTCCTTCAACAGCCATCTGTCTTCCTGAGGGAAGCATATATCCTGTAAATTTAACTAAGTAATTGTTCATGGTCAACTCCCTTTAGGTTAATCAGGGTAGCGCTAAGACTACCCTGTCGGTTTATCTATTATCAATCTTATCTTGGCAATACTGGTCTTAACAAATCTTACGATGCGTAAACGAAATCAATAACAATATTGTTCGCAATGTTCTGAGTATCTTTTACCAGAACTCCACCTTCCCAATAGTTAACCCCAATACCTTGCTCAAAGTTATAATCATAATTTTGACCAGTAAAATATGGAGCTGATTGGTGAGAAATATAAGCATTTGCACCAAGAGCCATTACAGCAGAACTAAGAACAATTATCTTATCTCCTGCCTTAAGAACGATAGCATCACCAGAAGCGTTTGCTACGTTAATAGTGTACGAAGTTGCACTAGAACCTAATTTAATAGTTATCCCAGAAATTAATGTACCATCAGCTTGAACTATCTTACAAAGAACTCCAGCACTAGTAGCTCCAGCAGAAGCCATGTAGTCAGTAAGATACTGAGTAAACTCAATAACACCAGAAGTGTCATTAGTGTAATCATCATAAGTGCCTGTATCTGGATCATAAGTTGGAAGACCAACTGTTAAGTCTACATTAGCACTGTTAGCTAAAGATGCAGTATCTTTAGCAATTATAAGTTCAGGTCTTAATGGAGAACCAAACCCTACTCTTGGCTCAACAGGTATGATTGCCATATTCTGTTTTTTACCATAAGCAATTTTTGCTAACGGAGATTCCCATCCATGACCTTCAAAATATGTATCAAGGAAAGCTGAGAAGTCAGTAGAAGCTATCATGGCTTCAGCAACAGTCTCATCAACTAACATTACATATCCCCTAAAGCTATTACCGTTTTCTGAGTCATCTGACATCCAAACTGGAGAAGCATTATAGCGAGCCAAAGTTTTCTTTAGAACAACGAATGTATCGTCATCTAAAATATGAGAAGAAGTGATAGAAGCAAACGCTCCTACAGCACCATTACCGTATGATTTTAAAACAGCACCGCTCATCATTCTTGAAATATCTTGATTCTGTTTATCGTTTGCGTTCCATTCGGAAAGCAAAGATCTTTGGTCCAACATATAATCTGCTTCAGAGATATCAGCATTAGGAATATACTCATCATTCGCAACAGCATGTCTTCTGAACTGAGCTGTATAACTAAAAGTATTTTTTCTTACTTTTTCTTCTTTACCAGTCAATGAAGCCTGATTAGTTACACCAGCACCAATTAATTTAGCTTTGTTATGGTAAGTCATTTTATATGCTTCGCTTGGGCTAGGATATTTAGTTCTTAATCCTGGATCATCTTGTCTCACGATAGCGTTTGAATAATCCTTAAGATATTCAAAAATAGCCATCTCTCTTCTATCATCAATAGCCTGGTCAGACCATACTTCTACAACTGAACCAGCGTTTGAACTTGTGTTAAAATTTAATGTAGTCATCGTTTACCCCTTTATCGTTTTTTGTTTGACCTTACAAAGTTCGCCAACTTCGTAAAATACTTTTGTCTTTCGTCTTTCGGCAGTTTCTTAAATTCTTTAGCGTTTTTCTTGTGATAAGTAGGATCAAAATCCTTCAACTCAGCAGGATCACCACCACCATCATAACCATCACTACCTTCTTCTTTCTCGAACCCATAAGCCTTAGCTCTTTTTTTCTCAGCATCGACTTGGATTTTCAAAGCATCTTTCCTATTCTTTCCAGAACTAAGATGATACTCAAGCATATCCATATCTACCTCAAACCCCGGAAGCTCAGCTTTAACCTTTACCTCGAAATCTAAAACAGTTTTCTTTAGCTCTATCTGCTTTTGTCCAGCTAGCAAAGGAGTTAACATATCTTTCATAGTCCCAAGCATTTCTGTTTTGAACTTCTCCAGATCAGTCCCACTTTTACCAGAACTTTCCAATAGCTTCTTAAGCTCTTTCATTGATACAGGTTTGTCATCCTCCCCTTTATCATCAGCATCACTATCGTCATTGTTGTCTTCTTCTGATTCATCATCAGCATCGTCACCAACTCCATCTAGCAACTCGTCAAGTATATCTTTATCGTCACCATCCTCATTATTATTTTCTTCGTTGTTATTTTCTTTATCGTCTTTTTTTTTGCCTGTCATGTCTTGCCTCCGTTATTAACTTAATCATTTCCAATATAACAATTATTTACTCGAATGTATACACTACGCTGGCTTCGGAACAGTGCCTTGCCCCTGTTGTGGGGATTGTTTCATGTTCGGACCTTGCCCATTTTGCTGTGCCTGAGGATCAACAGTCCCTTGCGTTGGAGCAGGAGGAACCATCTTCGTAATAATCTCCTGGTGTTGTCCCAGGTGAGCAAATATTAACTGTTGCTTATCTTCGCCTAAATCTGCGAAGTCTCTAGTGTTAATAAACTTTATCAAGACTCCAACGTGTTTGAACTGGTCATCAGTAACAGATACGCCAGGCATAGGATCTCCCGATCCAGCTTTGATTATTTGCTCTATCTCATAGTTTTGTTTATCCGTATGTTGATCAATAACATCAAATTCATACATAGTAAGACCAGCTAGATCTCTTAACTTCTCAAAAGGATTAGGCATATCGTTATACAATCCAAACTGAGCTATTTTAAGAGCCATGTCCAGCCTGGCCATTGGCGTATTAGGCATAGACTCGCCTATGTTAACCGAAACATCAAACTTATTAAGATCTTTGTCCTTAAACATTGAATAAGAATAAGACTGCCATCCACGCTCTCGGCCCATAATAGTAACAACTCTCTCGTTAGAATAATTTTTATGAATAACTTTCATCATCTCTTTAAATAAAAACTTAAACCCAACTTGTAGGTTTGATTTAGCGTTACCGATTTTAGTTTCATCCTGGTCGATAAGCATAGCAGTAAGATTCCCACTAGCTTGAGATGTTGGAGAATTCCCTCTTGAAGCTTCTGACTGTCCGCCAGCTTCTCCCCACATCCTAATCCACATATTAAAATCCATAGTCTTTGGATGAGAAGGATCCCATTTAACAGGCAACTGGCCAGGTATCTTAGACGTATACCTAACAATCTCATCTCCGGCCATATCAAAAGTATCTATATCCTGCGATAGCTCTATTGAGTTTTCATCAATAAGCATTTTTTCTCTTTTTGAAAAATCATATTTAGATCTGGTTAACATTTGGTTAATGTCACGCTGGACACTTCTTAGTCCAGTTAAAGGCGTTCTTCCCTGCTTAGAGAAGAAGTTTCTGTAGTATGGTATATATATTAGCTCTGCTTCTAAAGTGATAGTTTCTAGCACCTCAGGCTGACCTCTAAACATATTAGCCACAATAGCCATTTTATTGACCTTACCATCTTTGTAGAAAACTTTAACGATCATAGTCGCATCATTAATCTCGATATTGTTTGAGACACCAGTTCTTTTGCCATTACGTTTATCCCCAAGACCTTGAAGCTCTTTATAGATATCCAAGTACCATCCATCCATAGCGTTCTCTAGTTTATCGGCAGAATATTTCTTCTTATATTTCTCGTTAATATACTCGGTGCTCATAACATCAAAGAAACAAGAATATCTCATTTTCTTCGGATCTTTAGCTAATGGATCAGAGTAAGAAGCTATGTCGCCTATAACCTCTACGTCAATATCGTCAATGTCTTTATTCCAGTACGGAAGCAAGAATACTCCAGCGCATACTAGCTGTACATCAATAAGATCCTGCATCTTGTCTTTAAAGTTTATATTCTCCAGAATACCCTGGAACATTTTCTGATAATTAAGTGCTAGCGTTACATCAGACCAATCTCTAGTCTTAGCAACAACTACCGGAGACGGATTCATTGATAGTATCTTTGATTTAACTGACTCAACATAAGGCACGAACATATTAGCAGTAACCTTTGGAACGTTCTCTGCCGGAACCAGCTCGGTAAATTTTTGGGTTCTCCTGGAGAAATATTGCCATTGCTCGCCATCAAGGAACTTAATATTTAGTATTTTATCAGCAGTCTTTTCTCTATATGGGCCAGACATACTCCAATTATTCACTGCGTTATATGCGATGTTTGCTATTTTCTCATTAGTTAATTTCATAGGAACATATCCTCTTTTCCGTCTTTTTCCTCAGCCTCTTTCGGCTTAGGTGTTTGAACAACTTTCTTAACTTCGTCTATTCTATCAACGGCCTTTATTGTTGCGTATTCTTTGCTTTTCCCTGCAACTGCCGTTAACGTTTTATGTAAGTCCTGAGAATTCTTTGAAGTTATCGTCATAGCCTTAACCACTACAACTCCTAATGTTACGATTGCAAGCGCAACTAATCCGACACTATATTCCACCATCATTAAAATTCCTCGCTCCCTTTTTACTCCCATGATAACCCAACATTCCACCATCTTTCAATATCTTCTTGTATTCTAGGTTCTCAGTTGGCTTGTCATTTCGCTTCTGATAAGAAGGCAATTTCAGCGCCAGATAGTTAGCTATAGCGAACGACATAATGAAGTCATCGTGATATCCCTGGCTTGCTTCAGTGCGTTTATTATCCAGCTCAACATAATGCTCCATCTCTATTAAAAGCTTCTCTGGAAGCGCATGCCAAACCTCGTTAGATTCAAAATCGTATTTAAACTGGTCGATTATCAATCGCTTGCTTCTATCGTTAGTATTCCATCCCCAGCTTCTTAAAGGTTTCCCTTCTTCCATGCCATGATAATATACGTTCGGATATCGTCTTCTGATCAGCTCCTTAACGCAACTGTCTCTAAAATTATTCTCTATAGCTTCGGTAGCATAGTTATAATAAACGCCTAATGTTGCACACCTACTACCAAAAACCTCTGGAGGCGTGTTCATGGCATCGTATAAGGCCATAACTCTTGAAGTGCCTACCTCTAGTATAAACGCTTTGCTTCTATCGCCTTTACTGGTCCCATCGCTAACATCTCCGCCAAGCACATATTTCCTGGAAGGATCCGGTTCGTGATATATCAAGACTTCTCCACCTGGCCGTTCTACGAATACATCCAATACGTCGAAGCTATAAATCTTTATTGGTTTTAAGAAGCAAGCGTCAGGATCGTTTTTATAAATATCTATGAGTCTTGGGCTGAACACCTGGCTTCCGGTTAGAAGAAAGCAATCCTTGTCGTTCTCAGGGTACTTTACCTTGAACACTTCAAGCTTCTCTTCATAGCTTGCGCCTAACATTGATCTTATCTTTGTTCTTCTCCAGGCTATCCGATCATAACCAAGACCATGTTTCTCCATCAGCACTTTTTCTTCTTCGTTAAGAGTTTCGTCAATCATCTTAATATCGGTAGCAGTGACAGTCTGGATATACTCATAGTGATCGTACCAGGTAAAAAATATTCCGTTATATTCGCTCTCGCCTTTAGAAGCTTGTCTATACATATCGGCAAACATTCCATCTCCACCATTAGCGATACTCTCAAAGATAATTACTGTCTCTCCGATATTCTGAGGTACTGTCTCTATAGACTCACCAACTCTTTTTTTAACGTGCTGGCCTGGTATAAAACTGGCCTCAGAGAAATGCAACATACGCACAGTATCTCCGTGAGTAGATAAGCAAACCTGATAGTGACTATTCCTGTTCTTAATTTTGACTTCGTATTTATTACTAGCCTTCAAAGGGAACAGCTCTCTCATAAATTTTGGAAGATTATCGTATGCGAACTGAACACGTTTGAACAGTTTTTCAATAGT